GAAACGATGGCATCGTTGACATCAACGTGCATCTCGGTTTCATAACGCCTTGCCCTATCTTCAGACAACTTGGTAATGGCGTTGCCAACAATCGTGTTTTTGCTGGTCTTGGAGGTAGGCGGGATCACACTTGGAAGCGATATTCCGTACTTCTTCTCCATGTTTCTTCGTCTGGAAGCCGCTGCCCTAGTGGCCATTTTTAAGTATTTTGCTACGGCAGATGGAGAGCCCAGTCTATTCCAAGCGTCAATAAACTCTTCGTCACTGGTTCGCTTTGACATCATTCACCTTTAACTGGATCCCAAGCTCTTGTCGGCGCTTGTGAGTCTTCTTATCGTCGCGAACGGCTCGCCATTCCAAATGGCCATCGACAAGGCGGAATTCTTCCCTGTGTACCAAGGCGCAGTCGCAACACTCTGTATGCGTATACCCACGGACGCGATACCACTTGCCGTCCTCAATCTGGACAGGAGTGTACTTGTCCTTCTTTTTCATGGGCTTGACTCTACCTGCTTGCGTAGCGTCTTAGCAAGTCCTGCTCTGCTAGGGTGTATACGGGACCGCCTCTTTTGAATTGAGGGGCTTCCTCCTCGATCTCAAAGCCGCCCGGAATAAAGTCAGCAGCTTCTTCTGCGCGAGCCTCTTGCTCCACCTTAGAACGCTCTTCTCCAGCAAGTGCCGTTTTCCCAGATGTATAAAAAGACCTTGGGATTACACGAGCCAAAGAGTCTGCCATTTTTCCAAGAGCAGCCGGATTGCTTAGGTCAAATTTTATGTTAGTGACCGTATTAGCCAGTTTCTGAACACCGTTTGGATCAAGAAGCAGTTCCATGATGGCATCGTCAGTCGCTGTAGACAACTTAGAACTGTTGTACTTTGAAAGAAGTCGCACGACTTTTTGAGGAAGGCTAGAAATTCGATCACGCAAAGTTGAAGACAAGTATGGAATGTCAATACCCGGAACAATTTGCGCCAAGGCATCAAGTTCCCTACGATCAATGGCTACGCCAAGCTTGGAAATATCTGCTGCCGAAACCTTGTCAGAAAAAAGTGCAAGCCTTCTAAGCGATGGCTGGAATGCGCTTCCAAATATCGCATCTATGCCTGCCTTGTTTGCAGGGTCAGAAACATATTGCATAAAGCCACCAGCATTTCGCCTGCCGATATTAACTGCCTCAACACGAAGCGCATTGCGAACCGCCTTAGCCGTATCAGCATCAAGATCCCCAATGTCACGCATAATCTTTTGGCGCTGACGAGGATTGTTGATGATGTTTGAAGCCAACGTAGCATAGTCTGGCGCGTCAAACTGGGTCAAAGCATTATTGGCAACGCGAGTCTCCGCTGTCTTGGCGGCTTTATCCAAAGAGTCCATTCGCGCTCTAAGCTGACGATCATCCAGAACTGCTTGCCGCAGCCGATCTTCAAGCCCCGGAATCTGCGAAACAACTTCTTTTTTGTCTTTAAGGTATTTCGCAAGCTGCGCGGCATTTAACATGCCATCTTTAACAGCCTTTTGATATACCTCTGCAATGATTGCATTTTCTGCAATAGAATCTCCAGCCTCTTTACCAACGGCACGAATAAACTGGTTATAAGACTCAGCATTTTTGACTACAACAGGCGCAACTTGAGTGGCATATTTCTTGGCATCAATGTCTTTAATGCCTTGCTCAGTAAACGGCACGCCAACTTTGTTGTAGTACTCCAAATCAATGTCAGCAAGACGCTTACTGTACCCCTCAGGGATCGTATCTCTAGATCCATCAACAACTTGCTCAAGTTGATTTACCTTACGCCGAGCATCATCGCTCAGTTTGCCACGCTTGATTTCATTAATTGCACGCTTAAGCGAGTCCAAGTTATCAAACGAAAGCGTCGGGTACTCATCTTCAACCTTTGCAGCCTGTGAAATAGGCTTTCCATCTGGGCCCAAAATCGCAGGCGGAGCCTCTCCCTCGACCTTCTTTGGCTCAAGATAGGACATAATCTTCCTATCCAAAGGCGTTCCTTTGCCAAAAATGTCTCGCAGATTGTTCTGTACAACAAAGTCATAAATCTGTTGAACGCCTTCTGGAGGCATTTCGATGCCTTTGGCTCGGGCTTCGTCAAGCAACTCTTGGTACTTAGGAGCCAATTCTTTTCTGGCAGCGGCCTTTCGCTCTTCAACCAAGGACTCAATCTGCTTGCCAAGAGTTTCCGGATCTACAGCAGGAGTAACTCCCTCAGTTATGTCGGTTAGCTGACGCTCAATGTCCTTGCGTCGCCGCTCAACAACAGGCTTAACCTTGAGTCCTGCTTCTGGCTTAACTTCAGCGCCATACGGCTTGCCAAACATCTTTTCGCTTTTTGACTGAATGTCAGAAGATGCTTGTTCAACGACGCGATTTACGCGCTCTCTGAAGGATGGATTGATTTTTGCCAGTCGCTCAACTTGCTGACGAATAACGGGGTTGTCGGCCATGGCAATGACCAACGGCGCATCAGCCTTGTTTACAAACTGAGAGGCATCGTTGACCAACTGAATGAGCGCCTCAACAGACTCTGCTCCCTGCTCCTTTGCAGCAAGGTCAAGCAAGTTTTTTGCAGCGCCACGAGCATACGTTTCAGTCGCCTGAGGAGCCCCCTTTAGAATGCTTCGATTTTTAGCAAGTTGCTCTATACTGCGATAAAGCGTATCAGTGACTACTTCTCTAGGCGCAGCCGTTCCCATGCCGCCGAGCAATGACCCAACAAGGCGGCCAGCCCCAGTTTCTTCACCGCCAGTAACAGCGCGTTCAACCTCTACGCCAGCTTTTCCGCCAACTTCTGCGGCAGTACCTGTCAAAAATTCTCTAACGGCGCGAACAGGGGTCTTTATCAAGCCAACGCCACCAAGATAACTGGTCGGGTCAGCAGCAGCTTCAATACCTGCTCCAACAACCTCACTAATAGGGCCGGGAGCACGCATGTCAACTTTAGGTGGCTCAAAGCCAACGGCTTTATAAGCAGGGGCAACTCGACGCTGAGACTCTGTAAACGCCTCAGATGCGGCCTGAACAACAGGCTTTGGCTTTTCCCCCATGCCGTATACGCGCTTCATGGTTTCTTCTGGCGTCATGGCACCGGACTTAGCAATCTCTGCCTCTGCCATTTTGCCGTAACCAGCGCGAAGCAATGCGTCTAACGCAGCCGGGGCACTAATAACGCCTTTCTTCAAAGCATTAAGAAGGTACTCACCAACGCCAGCGGGCTCTTGAGGAGCAGTTTCTTCAGGCTGCTCAATCTCGCGATCACCAAGACGAGTAACCGTAACTTCCGGCTTAGGTTGAGCAGCAGGAGCAACCCCCACTTTTTGCTTCAACTCGTCTAGTTCTTCTGGAGTGAGAGCCTCATCAAACTCGTATTTTTTGCCGCCGACTTCGTAAATAGGCATTTAAATCCCCTACTACTTTACTGGCCTACCAGACTTGCCACCGCTCAAAGTTACAGAGCCTTCAGTGCCAGCCTTATCTGCTCGCTCTCGCTCTTCTTTAAGTCTCTTTTGCTCTTCTGCTCGACGACGCCTTTCAGCAGAAGTCACCCACTTTGGCCCAACAATTCTTTCCACTGCGGGTTGAGATATGTCGCTTGCACCTGAGAAGGTATCAAGGATGCCCTCCCGGCCAGAGTTGTATTGCGGGGCTAGCTGATCTTCAATAACAGAAAGAACTTTACCCTTATCATCCAAAGACAAATCAGATGGTACGCCACTTAAAAACTTAGAGATGCTGCTAACCATTCTTGATGGGAAACTTCCCGCATTAGCAATTGTGTTAACCTCAAGCATGCTTAACTGTTTATCGCCTTGAAGGCCTGCAAGGTACCTATCTAATTGAGAGCTTGCTGTTGGGCTTCCCTTTTGAGCAGCATTTAAGAGCGCCTGCGCCTGACTCACTGCGTTTAATTTTTCACCAGTAGGACCAAGTTTTCTATCCCGAACAGTTGCAACGCGAGACCGTACAACAGTTGACGGACGATCCGGATCTGGCTCCGATTTTTCCGCTTTAGGCGCACGAGATGCCATAGTCTTCGCTCTTTGCAGACGCATTATTTCCTGCTCTTCAGGAGGCAAATTAGCAATCAATCGCTCAAATTCGCTAGTCCCAACCGTCCTCCCCTTCTGAGCATCAATCATCATTTGCCTTTGAGCCAAAGAAGTCAGGCCACGCATAGCGGCTGCTTGAGTCTTTTGCGCCTCAGTAAGACCGTACTTAGCACCCATCTCTTCAATGGCAGCGATCTTGACCTGCCGCTCTTTTTCAGCCTGCTTTCTCTCCTGACCGTACTCGCCAACGTCGCGCAAGAAGGTATACAGGTTCTGCCGCTCATAAAAGCGGGGATCGTTTTGGGTGCGCGGAGCAGCAAGCTTTTGCGCAAGACCCATCAGCGCTTCTTTACGGCTGGGTGCCTCTAGCAACTTGAGCCTTGCCGCTTGAATTTGTTCAAGGACCTTACGGTTCTTTTCCGCCTCAGAAGAAGCAGAGGACAACTGCTTGCGAAGTTCAGCAATAGACGCTAATGAGTCAAGAGGCCCATAAGGAACCTCTTCATCAGCGGTCTCGTCAACGGTCTCGTCCTGAAGTTCGTCCTCAAGACCTGCTTCTTCGTCTTCATCAAAAAGAGGCATAACTTACTCCGTTAACCGCCCTTCGGCGTTTCCTTTTTCGGAAAGTACTTTTCAATGAGTTCTAAAATCTCATTAACACCAGCGCCGCCAGTAATGATCCTTTCAATCAGTGAATCTTCACCCGGAGATCCCGGCGTAGTGGTTTCATCAACCACCTTGGTCTGCGGCAACTGAATGCTTTTAAGGATTTCAGCCATGAAAGCAATTTTGCGCTCCGGATCTTTCTCCTGCTCAAGGAAGTCCTTGTAAGCAAGTTCCAGATTCTTCTGCTTCATCTCGCGCTCTTTCTCGCCAATGTCCATGTAAGTCTTGGCTTCGCGACCACCCAGAACCTGCTCCGTCTCGGCAGCGCCCATATACTTATCAGCCAAAGCCCGAAGGTTTTCAGCATCCTTGAGCGACAGCTCGCCACGAGTACTGCCAATACGGCTCAACAGTTCAGCGTCTGTCGAAGTCAACTGGCCCGCAGCCCTGCCAATTTCAGCAAGTCGAGAAGCGTCGTCGCCCGTCAACTGACCAATTTTGCCGCCAATGCCAGAAATACGCTCAACGTCTCTAGCAAAGATGTCCGCTGCCTGACCATAACCAGCCTGCAACGCCTTGCTCTGCTCACCCAAAACGGACTGCTGAACATCACGCAGGGCACGAGCGCCAAACTCTCCCATACGGGTGCTGCCCGGACCCACGCCAAACTGACCAGAGCGAATAAACTCTTCGCCTACCGCCGGGAGATACTTTTCCTGAAGTTGCTTTACACCAACATCTGCGATTTGCTCAACAACCGCCTTGGTGTACGGATTCATGTATTCCGCAGCAGCTTCAGGGAAAGTCCTTGCCGCATAAGCAAGATAAGGCTGCGCCGCCGCTACCCCAGAAGCACCCGCTGCCTTGGAGAAGTAGTCCCTCGCAGCACCAGCCCCAGACATCTTCTCTGCCCTAGAAAGGGCATCTTCCGCAGCCCCAAGGCCGCTGTACTTCTTGGACGCCCCCAAGGCATCGTAAGCCTCTTTCAGCGACGGCTTGTATGCTCCAGCCGCTGTCTTGGCCTTCTCAAATCCTTCGCGCTCAGTGGCCGTAAAGTCTGCAATACGCGGGCCGGTATAGGTCGCATAAGGAAGATCGCCAATGGCCTTAGCCTTGCCAAGTATGTCCGAAGCGTATTCGTTATACCATGCAGGCAACTGAATGCTGGTCGTAGTCGTTGATGAACCAGCAGTTGGGGCTTTGCCACCGAACAAAAAGTCTACTACGCTCATTAGGTCAACCCTCCGCCCATGTACTTATCGGGCGATTTAGCGTCCGGACTGATCTGGCCACGCGATAGGGCACGACCCTTGTGCCTCCGGATATTAGCACGGAATTGGTCCATTCTACGGGCCCCCTCCTTGGTCGAGCCGTCGCCCAAAAGAGCCAAGGTTTCAGCGTCCATTACATACTCCCCGTCGCTGAGAAGTGCCGGAATCTTGTCGTCCCGACCAGAGCCTTCTCCGGCCATATATCGGGAACGGTTAGACCCCCCGGCGGCGTACCCCGTCAGACCCCCCATAGCCATGCCCGTTTCAGGCTCCTTGGCCGGTGGCTGCGTCGGTGCAACCACTTTCTGGGCGTACTCAAAAAACCGCGCCTCCGGACGGGTGCCGTAGGTGTAGTAGTCAATGTCCGGGCTAAACTGGGTACGCTTGATTTCGTACTTTGGCAACGCTCCACCCAGACCGCCAGTGACGCCAGTGCCCGTAGTTTTAGTCGTAGTCCCCGAAGAGGAAGCCCCAGCCCCCAAAGCCCCAAGAAGCTTCAGGATGTTCTCAGGGGTGGCGTAGTCGCCCAGCAGGTCCTTCAGTTTGTCTAAGAAGGTAGGCTCAGGCTCAGGCTGATTAATTTTCGTAGGCTCTTTTGATAGATCAACTTCAGTTTTTAAAGGAATGTCAACCGGAGGAATAATAATGTCTACTGGCTTTTTCCCAGTAACAGTAATTTCTTCAAGATCTTCCTCAGACAGCGGAGATTCAAACTCAGGAGTCTTTTCCGGAAGATCAACCTTGGTTTTGGTTGGGACATCAACAGGAGTCGTAACTATCGAAGGCTCAGTCTTAGAGGCTTCAACGTCAATTTGCTGAAGATCGTTAACAGTAGGCGCTTCTTCAAACGGAGTGTCCAAAGGACTTGGTTCAGAAGATAAAAAAGGCTCAATTGGCGAAACCATTAAATCTAAGGGCTGTACTTTTTTAGCAGTAACTTTAATTTCTTCAAGTTCCTCTTCAGCCTTCTGCTCGGCCTCCTTAGCCTCTTCTATCTGACGCTCAGACAAAATATCTTGAACGCCACCAGTTGTAACGGTGCTTGCAAGAGCCTTCTCAAGATTTGGCTTAAAGGTAGATACTTCAATTTGTTCAAGACCTGCCTCTGCTTGACTACGCAAAGCATTATCAATTGCCTTGGAAACAAGCGTCCCGGTAACCGCAGATCCAAGCCCTTGTTCAGCAGCGGCACGAACGACAACTTCAGCAAGAGCATCGCCGGTTAACCCAGCAGCAACACCTTGAGTAGCGGCTTTTTCTACAGCCGACTCTGCTGCTTTTGATACAGCACTAGAAGACGGAATAAGATCTCCAACCTTTTGGCCAACAGTGGTTCCAACATAAGTCGCCGCAGCGGCCTTGAGAACAGCCTTCATGTCGCCGCCAGTTTCAGCGTAAGTTTGAGCGGCCTTAGTTAGCGCAGCAGCCGTGGGAGGAATTCCTGCCGCAGCCATAATGGCATCAAGCCCGTACTCGGTTGCAAACTTAATGGCATCAGTTATTACAGATTCTTTCGCTTTAAGCCCCGCTCGCGGATCAGCAAATCCAGCCTTGCCACCCAGTTCCGCAAGGTTTCTCTCCAAGGCACGCTCGGAAATAAAGTCGCTTCGATCACCATATCGCTTGAGGTACTCTTCCTGAGGCAACTCGGCATAGAACTTGCGCATCTCATCTGCCGTCATCGGGCCACGCAGGTAACGCATCTTGTCGGGGTCAATAATGTTCTCAAAGAACATTCCCTTGCCTTCTTGCTCAGCCTTCAGCGCAACATCAAACGCACCCTTGAAGTCATTAGCTTTCAGTCGGTCGCCAATCTCCGAAAGAATCGCATTGCGCTCAAGATAGGGTTCGCTAATTTGCTTTTGGGCAACGGTAAGGTCTTCTTCAGAAAGACCAGACATTTTTGCCACTTCAGCAGTTGAAACTTCAGGAGCCTTCTGAGGAGCCACATAAGACTTGGCGATCTCCTCGCGCATAGCCTTTTCAGCATCAGTCTCCTCAGGAGCATATAGCGACTTCTCAATAACCGTGGGCAATCCACCACCGCCCCCGCCCCCAAAGTCCAACGCAAAGTTCAGCGCACCAATAGGCTCCATCCTTGCGGCATCGGCTTGAGTAAGCAGTGCATAGGACTCTTGCATGGCCTTGGCTTGCTCAGGAGTCTTCGGCTCAACAAACTGACTAGCTGTCTCAATAGGCGAAGCAACAGCAGGCGGGGCGGCAACCACAGGCTTCGGAGCCTCAACGGAAGCAGCAACCCTAGCCTCCTCAGCAACCCTAGCCTCCTCTGCCGCACGCTCAGCCGCCAAACGATCCTGCTCTGCTGCAATGCGCTCTTGTTCTTTACGCGCTGCCGCTGCCTCACGGGCTGTCCGGGCTTCTGCCTCTGCACGCTCTGCCATGGCTGCTTCACGAGCCAACTGCGCCTCTCGGGCTGCAATCAGTTCCTGTTCTGCCCCTACATCCGAAAAAGCAGGAGCCATCTCAGGCGCAACCTCAGGACTGTATTGAGACAGGATTGACTCCATCTCTTTAGAAGAAATGCCAGAAACGGCCTCTTCAACATCAGGCATGTCACCATAAGTGTAGAAATTAGCCATGACTCACCTAATCCAAAACTTGGTAAAACCGAAGGGCCCATTCACGCCAGTCTGAAAACTGATACGGCGACGGCGGATTACGTTGCGAAATACCATTAATACCAATGATTCCTGCGCCCCAATTCTGCCACTCGCTTTCTTTCTCAAGACGAGCAATAGGGCCATAAGACTCTAAGTCAAGCACAGTGTAATCAGCCCAATTCTGCAAAGAATGAAATCGCGGGTCTGTTAAAAGACTCACGGGTTTTCTCCCAGAATCGTGCCCGTAGCCGGTTCGATGTGAGCAATCGTCTGCCCCATCTGGTAATTGCCGCCAATCACGTTGCTCTCAAACCTAAAGCGCAACTCGCGACGAATCTCGCGGAAATACACTAACTGCTGCTGCTTGGTCTGGGGAGAGGCGTAAATGGTCTGTGGGTCACTCGTAACCTCAGCAGACTTGGCATTGGCCCGGCCTGTAACCTGAACCGTCATGTCGCCTGCCTGAACAAAGTCTGGCTCAATCATCTCAACGCGAAGGGCCATGTTCTGCGGGTTTTCTGAAGCAAGAAGCGACATGTCAGAAGTCTCAAAGTACGACTGCACCGGCCTGATCTGAGTGCCGTTGATCTCATCCACTCCGTACTCGTGCTGCCACACCACATACCCCTTCGGGTCGTTGATGATTCTGGGGCTACCGTCTTCGGTTACACGCAAGTCACCAGTGTCCGTGATGCGATAAATAGGCTGCGTCGCCTCAGTGTCAATAACACCAATCACCAGCGGAGAGCTAAACACCTGCGCATACTGACCAGCAGAACGCCCGCCATTGGGCAGAATGGTGTCGTACCACGTTTCCTCACGCACGTTGTAAATCACAGCATGAGTACATTCAGTAGCGTTGCCACGGGGGTAGCACCACCAGATCTCGCCCCAGCGCGGTACTTTGAATGCAAAGACCTTTTGACGCTGAGCATAGTTCAAGTTGTCGTAAAACCAGTTCAGGTTAAGCTGATTCGGTACTTCGCGTACAACACCGTTGAACATCAAGAAGCGGTCAACGCCGCACCAGAAGTACAAACCATCGTACTCAATCACACTCTGCCCAGAGAGAATGCTTGACTGCGAGGTAATGGTGTCAAAGTTGAAGATGGACGATCCACCTACATACGTCGCACGAACCAAAGAGTCCAAAGACCAAAAGAGACCAGACGGAGCATTGCCAGCACCCGCTCGCAGCGGAAGACCCTTGACGATCTTCTGACTGGTTACACGGGCAGCGCCAGAGCCAGATCCGCTCCAGTCATCCGTATATCCCGCACGGCTCCACTGCACAAAGCCATCTGTGCCATAGGCAAACACATACGGCGCAAGCGCCACAATTCCGCCAGACACCGTGACCGCAGAAACTAAGTCCAAAGCGCCCGTGCCGTTGTCGTAGCCGCGATACAAAGCGCCATTCTGATCAGAAGAAATGTCTTCCAGATCCGACGATACATGCGCCAGAATTTCGTTCTGATTGGTTGTGGTGTTATACGCCACATCAAAATGCCACATGGCATCAATGTCGCTAACGTAATACGGGTTCGTCCGATTGGTGACAATGCTGCTCGCGCCGTTTTGGCTCAGGCGAAACCGGAACACGCCATCCGACGTACCAATATGGACATAGGTATATCCATTATGATTGTGAATGTGCATGCCACGCGCAATGCCATCTAGCCGGTCTTGAAGAGCACGATAGCCGCCCATCTTTCTCGGCAGGCCACGCTGAAACCGGCACCACTGCCCGTCAACGTAATAGTTGCCTTCAAACTTCGTACCGTCCCGCTTGATACCGGGTTGCGGACGCAGAACAACTGGCTGCAAAGGCATTAGTACGTGCCACCCTTAATGGGGTCAAGATCCAAGGCAATCTGGGCCGCTGAAGTACTCGCAGCAATAAACACAGCGTTACCTACGGTCGTAGCCCCAAGGTTTGTTCTAGCACCCGATGCCGTTGTAGCGCCCGTACCACCCTGCGCCACAGAAAGCGGGATACCAATCGTGGACGTATCAGCATCCACCACATCCGTACCGTCGCAGTACAAGATGGCCCGCGCACTCTGCGATACCGTCACACCCGGCGATGCCTGACCCGAAGTGCGAATGCCTAAGGTGTAAGACCCCGTGGTCTGGTTGCTCACCCAGTACTGCTGGGCAGTCGTCGGAACAATGATGTCCCGGTTACCAGTCAGCGCACCCGTGAAGATATAAGCCGTCTTGTTTAGCTCGGCAATCGATAGCGTGTAGTTACCCGTACCGGCAACGTCAATCTGCAACACGCTAAAGGCATAAATGGCAGACTGACCAAAACCAATCGTCCAGAACTGAACACCATCCGTCACGATGATGCAGGAGTCTCCCGGCGACAACACAAGCGTCGAAGCGCCGTTAATCGACTCTGAACTATTGGGGTCAATCGTCAAATCGCCCGTGCCGTTGTTACGAACTTGCACAAACCAGTCGTTGCCCAAAGTCGGGGCAGCGGTCACGCTCAAGGTTCCTGAACCACCCGTCCAAATCAGCGCCTTGGCACGGTCGCTCACACCCGTCGTGTAGTTGGTGTTAAACGTCGAAACCGGAGCAGACTGGTTCAGCGTGGTCGCAATCGCCTTCAGCCCAAGACCAGCCAGAGCCGATGCGTTAGTCGCAGAAACCGATGCCCCGTACTGGAACGACCGCCAAGTGCCCGCCGCAGTGCTGTTGTCCGTCAGGTAAATCTGAAACGTGCTGCCCGAAGTCGGAGCGCAAATCTGCACCCCAGTGCTCGTCTTAACCGTAAACGTGTTTGATCCCACGTTGTTAAACAGCACTGTCTGACCGTTGCTGGCCTCAGTCGCATCCGGCATCGTAATGACCAGACTCGTCGTCGTAGCATTGATGTCCATGATGGACGCCACAACGTCATTCGTCGGAGCAGTCTCTAAAGGCCAATCCAGCGTCTGACTAATGGTCAGAGATACATAGCGATACGACACATCACTTGGATAAATCGTCGTGCCGCCGAAAGTTTGTGTAAAGGACGCCATGGTTATGCCTCACGCCGGTTCGTAGACCGATCAACAATCTTTTGCAAGTCTTCGCCGTTCAACGCCGCCAGCGCACGATCATAATACGACTGCCAAAGCTGCACACGTTGGTCATCCTTGACAAAGGGCGTTGCCTCAACAAGGGCCCCGTACAGCAGCAGATTCGGAGCGTACTCAGAAAGCCAGTTGGTCTGATTCGCCTCATCCAGCAGCGGCGGCAGTTCGTAATACAGGATCTCTACCGGATAGGTCGCGTCTGGTGTCGGCGCAAAAATCCAATACTGATAGTTGTAATCCGCGTAGAACTCTGGTGCATCAGTTTCGGTCTCATTCGGCCAATACTGCCTGATGTACTCGTAAGAACGCGGGAAAACAGGAACCCGAGTATTGTTTCCAGTACCAGTGCCGTAGTTAATGCTGACCGTATCGCGCCACCGATCAGGCTTGGCATACACCGCAACGCCGGTTTGCATCGCCATTGTCACGACATTCTGGAACCCTTGGATCTTAAGTTCACGCGCAATTCGTCGTTCAGCTAAAGTAATTAAACGAGGAATCTGATCGTAAACAATAGGGTCAGTCGCGCCGCCTCGCTCAAGGTAGTTGCGAATGTCGGACTGTAAGCTGGTAAAAGTCATCGAAGCAGGCATTACACAACTCCCGACAAATACATGGCACGTTCGTCTTTTCTGCGCTTAACCAAGCCGGGTAGAACTTTACCAGCAGCTTTAGTCCATTTCATAAACTCTTCAGCCGCTTCTTCAAAGTCACCCCGGTTGGTCTTCATCCGCAACCCAGAGCGTTGCAGATTTCCAAGGCCCACGTTAAAACTGAAGGAAACCAAAGCATCGAAAATCCCTTGATGACCAAGAGCAGCAGGGCAAAGTCGAACCACACCACGCTCAAACCGACTAAGGTCTTGAGCAAGGATAGCGTCCACCTCTCCCATCGTGAGGGTGCGATCCCAGCCGTCGGGTATCGGTAGACTCTTGCGCTCCTCATACTTCACCGCCGCGTGAGTCGGATCAATCACATGTCCCACGCCCACGCTCCAAATTAACGCCGGACATTGATATGGGCGCGTTCGGACACCTTCGTGGTGTTTTACAAGTTTAATCAGTTCAGGACTTACTTTCATTCCCGCACCTGTCGAAATGGTATCGGCGCATGTTGCCGCCACCACCGGACACCCCGCACTTTGGGCAGGTAACGATCTGACGCTTACCCTTGCAGGCTTGACTTAACTTGTTTCTAAACTCTGGGTCAGCAAGACGTTTTGCTGCACCGCTACGATAATTTTCAAGATTAGTACGCTTAATACCTTTTGCCTTACCGTACCGACGTTTTCGCTCCTCTGAATCTAGGTCGCTTAAAATTGATTTCATGTGCCATCCCTGTTGCTTTGAGGGATGACTATCTCCGGCAGGCATACCTATTGCTGAACTCTTACTGTTGTACACGCCGTCTGGGAATACAAAGTCCAGCAACTCTTGTTCTACCGAACGGACTTCATTCAGGTCTTTTGCCTCGTAAACAACTTTTACATTAAAAGAGGCTTCTCCGTACTTGTCCCATGCGCGTTGAAGGTGATCGCAAAAATGATTACCACGCTTCAAGCTTCTGAAATGAGTTTTAATACGCACATCAAGATCAACGGAACTGCCTACATAAGCAGCGCCGTTTACTTTGTTTTGGATTGCGTATACAGCAATCATTTCTTACTAAATGCCTGAGTTCCAAACCAAAACGAAATTATACTGCTTAGGATCAGCATTTCGTCATCCGAAAACACTTCGGCCATCGCAGCCGCAAACGGCACCCCTTGATGCCATGCGTACCACACCCCGGCAATGTTCAGCGCGACCAACTCCAGCACGAAAATGTAGGTCACAACAGGACGGACGCTGGCTCGCAGGTTAATCATCCACTGGCTTGCACCCTTGCCAATCTCAATGTCGTGCTGGTACAAAGCCTGCCTCTCCTCGCCAGCCGTCTGCGTCTGGATTTGCTCCAGTTTGATTTCCTCAACCCGTGCCTGCGCGATAAACCCACGCTCTGCAAGGGCTAACTCACGCTCTTTCTGGGCTGCGACAAGAGCCAGTTCATGTTTTTTGTCCTGCCGGTCTTGGAAGATTTGCAGAATCTTGGGCAGTCCACCCGCAAGGAACGACAGAAAGGTGCTAATCATCGTCATCATTTGCCGCGCTCCTCTATCAACTTAACTCGCATTTGCAGATCATAAATCTTATCTAGCAGTTCTTCTTTCTGTTTCTGCCGAGTGGCAGCACTAATCGGACTATCGGTAGGTACACCCTCCGGCGTAATCAGGGCGGGCATTTTGCCTTCGATAGCAATCAGACGATTGTTGAACGATGCAATTTCCGTGAGCAGCCAGCCGACAGCGGCCAACAGCACCGGAAACAACATATCCACAATCTTCTGCATATTCACTTCTGCAACGCCTCCAGCAACAGCATACCCATGCTGCCCAACGCGCCTAACAGGATGACGATGATGACACCGCCAACCTTCAGTACCAGTTGCTCCAGACGCTTGAGCCGAGCGTGGATGGCTTCGTAGCGCACAGCGCAAACGTCTATATGCGAGGTCACGGTGACCTCCAGTTCTTGTACCGATGTCATTGCTTTACTTCATCTGGCTTGGGGATCAGTGGTTCTACCTGCGCCTTGAGTTTGGCCCAAAGCGGATAGCCGCCCTGCGACGTCGGCAGGCTGCCAAGGAGGTTGACAATGGCGATGGCCTCCTCCAGCGTTACCTTGAGGTCGATGTCGTTCACGGCGTCACCCACGGCAGCGGCGGCGAAACAACCGGCGGGTTGATCTGATTCTGAATCTGCTGCTCCACCGCAGCCTCGGTCGCGGCCTTATCCACGCCGTTGGCCCAAATCCAGCCCAGCACTTGATCTTGTGTGAGTTGGTCATACGGGGTGAAAGCCCCCTGCACGACGGGAAACGAACAGGTCGAGTAGACGCTGCCGTTGTAGTTGCCGTCTACGCCGTTGCACTGCCAGTGCGC